TGTTCAACTCCTGAGAAAGTAACACCCCCACACACCCCCAGAATAGAACAATAAATAAGAAGGCATAAAACCATGCCTGTCTGATAGACCATCTTTTATAAGTCATTCCATCCCCTCAATCAACACTATTACATCGCCAATGATTTTATTTCCGTATACATGATGATTTTCTATTTCAGGCTCTTTCATCCCCTCTATCGCCTCTATTAGTTTTGATTTAGAGATTGTTTCAGGTTCGTTAGGGTCTGCAAATCCCTTATTCTGTTTATCGCTCATTCTCATTCTCCTATTTAATAGCCCACATCAGGGCTACAAACATAACTGTAAGGCCTATCCATATAACCTGTATATCACTCATACATCACCCTCTATACGTTTAAGACTGTTGATAAGCGTACTTAGTGAAATAGCCGTTCCATCACAAGCCTCCCATTTACTTCGTAGCTCATCAAGCACATCATTAACCGCTTTATCTAACTCAGCTTTGTGCTTACGTTCGGATATGTATTTAGTAGTAGGAACTACCGGAGGCTTGTTTATATAGAAGAAGCCCTCTTTAGGGTTGTCATAAAAGGCTTTTGCATAAATCACATCTGGCATATCTTGTTTAGTATCACTCATAGCTTCCCTCTCCACACAGCAATACCAGTAAGAAATATAACTACCGATATACCACCAAAAAATAGAAATAACACAAGCCCTATAAATTCACTCATCCTATCCACTCCACATTAAGGAAACTAGCAGCACAGAGAAGGGTAGCTCTAGTTCTGTCTTGGTGTTTGGATATCGCTACAAGATCATTTATAGTTGGGCCGGTATATATTGTGGCAACCCAAATTCCTTCATTGAATGTAATGTCCATTTTTACTTTTTCTATAAAATCATTTAACTGAGCAGGACTCTGAATTGTGCTATACGGCAATCTACCGAAGCCACCTATAACCTGATAAATTCTTCCCATTGACTCTATGACGTCTACACCCATAAACTTAGCCATAGCCTTTATTAGTTCTTTATCGTTCATATCTTGTTTAGTATCACTCATACATCACCCTTATACGTTGTTTGATTGTCTCATAGTGAGCATTTAAGCATTTTGGATGAAAGCAAGGCCCAGCAACACCGAAAAGGCACGGCCTATTTGAATCTGCCATAACAGCACGGTCTATATCTGCTTGTGTAAATGATTTCCCTTGCTTATCTTGTTTAGTATCACTCATGAGTTAACTCCAGTTTATTAGTCTTAAGCCAATTCTTAAGGCGTTTATATTTGTAAGTCTTTTGACGATAAATAACAGACTTACGATAAGGACAAACCATTAATGTCTTGTCGTTATTAATCTTGACTAAAGCATACTTTTTACACCCTGCTGCCCTGTATTCATACGGGATACCATCAGCTTTAAGTTGTGATAATTCATCCTGTATCATGTCTTCAGTAGACATCTGATGTTCTTTAGTGGTGTTTAACATGTCGTCTAAACTCCTTACGGTCATCATAAGCTTTCATTGACTCAGGACTATTAAACTTAATATACCCACAACGACTACCATTAAGATTCAACTGTCTTAGTTTCATAATGGCTTGCGTATAACTATTCGTTTCTAATACCGTTTCATCACTGGTGCTGAACTTGTTTAATATGTATTTCTTTTTAACCAGGTAATTCATTTATTCTCTCCTAAAAAGGTATGTCATCGTCAAAAGATTCATCTACTGGTGCAGGCGCACTAGCTGGTGGTAGTTGTTCTTTAACCTTACCAATAGATAAACTAAAAAACTTGCCACTTTTACCTTCTTTAACCCAGGCGCTTAACCATCTATCGGTGCCTTCAATATTAATAGACCCTGTATAATCAGGATGCTTCTCTGTTTCTTTTCTGGTGTTTTTAAATAAGACACCTGAATTAGTGTTGTCGTATTCCATTTTATTCCTCTTCTACTGTTATGCCGTTTAAGGCGTTTCTTGCTTCTACATAAGCACTTGATTGAAAAAAAGCTCGCTCATCAGTGGTAAAAACGCCACCTTTAGAGGGAGCAAGCCATAAAGACTTTTTATCTTCTTGATCTAGCTCAAACCATGCCGCTGCAACATCTGAAGCAAACTCATCTCTAATGCCTGCTTTTATGTATTCGATAGATTCATAATTATTTAAAACTGCTTGCATATGCTCTTTTGCTCTTTTCCAGCAATTAAGCTGAACCTTTGATGCCTCAGCTTGTATTAACTCATCTGCGCTTGCTATCTCAGTACCAGCATATCCAAAGAAAGCTAAAGCCCTACCAACTGCACTAGTTTCACCATTTTCTATAGCTGATACAGAATTGATATTGCCTGTTCTTGTCTCTTCAGCATGACCAGACGAAACAACATCACCCCCTTTTAATATCTCAGCTCGCATTATAATCTTAATATCATCCTGCCATATGATAGTTGTATTAACGCTGTAATCTAGCCCATGCTCATCTCTAAACTCTTGGATGCGCTCTGCTACTGTTTTATATTGATTGCCGTGAATTTCTACAGTCATTATATAGCCTGCCTTTTTAAGTTATCTGGAATATTAAACTCAGCCATTTCAGCCTCTAAATAATCCTTGTCGCTATCTTTGGTTAGCTTTTCAATAAACTCTTGTCTACGGAGCTTATATTGAGCCAGGCGCAGTATATTGCGGTACTTCTGGTTAGTTTTATATATGTTTTCGTGTAATGTCATTAAATCTGTCTCTTTTTAGGTTTTCAATTGCACATTGAGGGCAATGCTCACTAACATAGTGAACATCATGGTACTCACAATAGTCTGATTGATCGTTAAAACAGGTTGGGCATAATTTGCCTTCAACGGGTTCTTCATCATCATCTTTGTAATTCCCGCAACAATCACAGATATAAATCATAATAAATCTCTTATATCACGTAGAAAATGAAGCTCTTCATCTACCTCTTTAGAATAAAGGCTGAACATTATACAACCATGAATATAAGCTCTAAACTGATACTTAGAATAGACATCCCATAAGCCGCATATATCATTTATATTAGATTCATTGCATTCTTCTTCAATAGCTGCCTCTACTATTATCTGTTCAACTTCTTCTTCCTCATCCTCTTCCATTACCTGGATAGGGTTCATGTGTATCTTGTAGCCGTTAGGTGGATTGTAGAACTCATTCATTTTTATATTCCTTTGTGCTTGATTATGTATCAATCTTATGCCATCATATAACCATAGTCAACCCAAATAGGTAAATTAATTATGAATGATATAACTGTACATATAAGAGTTAATCAGGAATTGAAAGATAAACTGGATAAATTATCAGCTAAGAAGGACTTAAGTGTCTCGCAGTTGATTCGTAAATTAATTAAGAGTGCAAAATAGGACGGACAATAAAAAGCCCCTAACTAGTAGAGGCTAATTAAATAACAGTTTGACATGGGAATGTCGCTGCTGTTAGTCTTGCTCTTGCGAGGAACATTGTAGACATGGGTGTTATCTTATAACAGATTGCCTTTATCTACAATGCTTCCTTACTCAGTCCGATGCACTGAAAGTTAATGACATTTATCGCGGTTGAACATCAAAAAAGCGATTTTTAGTATTTACCTGTTTGAGAGGCGCAGGAATAGATTATTTAAACACTCGTTAGTGACATGGTTAGGGGCTTCAGTCAGCAATCAGGGAATTGATAAAGACTTGAGTGATAAGTAAATACTGATAAACATAACAGTTAATGAATAGCTGATCTTGAACTAGGTGTCCAAAGGCCTCTCAGTGATAGCTATTGTCTAAATAAAGGTTAAATCAAAAGAAGAGGGTAAATCATGAGTAGAAGCAGATATGTAACAAACTATAGTGATAGAAATCATGGTCAAAATTCAGATAGAAAGCCAGGAAAGCCTATAATTAGGAAAAAGAAATACTGCTTCAAGTGTAGAGAAGAAGTGTTCTTTAGATTAGAGGGTAAAGATTGGGTTTTATATGATGCTGATGGAGAAAAGCATGAATGCAAAATCTGATAACCAAAAGAAATACCCTAAGACCTACGAGATAGTAAAAGAGTTTCGTAAGTACTTTGGTGAAGTAAAAGTTAAGAGTACAACGGAGAAACCTAATGACTAAACCAGATACAAGCACTATGCCCTTAAAGCCTTGTCCTTTTTGTGGTGAGAAAGCTGAGTTTAGAGATGATGGTGAGAAGGAAACTCCTTACTGGGTAAGTTGCTATGATTGCACTATATCAACAGCGGAATTTGATGACCCTGAATGGCCTGTTTTTGAGTGGAACACCAGAGCATCAGAAGCAAAGCACAATGAAATACTTGCTGAGGTTGAGAAGCGGTTGATTGAAGCTGTTAGAGAAGAAACAGCGAATGACTCAAGTGAAGTATATAAAAACGCATTCTTAGCGAAGATTGAAGCAATAATAAACAAACTATTTTATTTATGGGGGATAGCTTCAATACTGGCTATCTTTATTTTAATAGGCTCTGAACAGGCTAGAGCTTGTGATATGTCAGATATTGATACAGATCAATTATTAATAGAGGTGATATATGATTGAGCTACTTAATACGGATTGCATGGAATACATGAAAGGCTGTAAAGATAGCGAGTTTGATCTAGCTATAGTTGACCCGCCTTATGGCATAAATGTAAATATATCAATGGGGCGCAGGAAAGGACAAAAGCATAGCGGATATCATAAATTTCATGGAGGTGATGCTGCAGCGCCTGATGCTGGTTATTTTGACGAATTAAAAAGAGTTAGCAAGAATCAGATAATTTGGGGAGCTAATCATTTTATAGACAGCTTCCCGTTTATGTGTAATTCACCATGTTGGTTAATGTGGGATAAGGGGTTTTCTGATGAGGTTACATTTGCACAATTTGAATTAGCATGGACTTCATTTAAGTCAACATGTAAGAAGTTTGATAAGTCGCCTATAGATCAATCTAGAATCCACCCAACTCAAAAACCAGTAAAACTATACGAGTGGCTACTAGCTAACTATGCTGAGAAAGGCCAAAAGATACTAGATACTCACCTAGGCAGTGGCTCAAGCGCAATAGCGGCTCATTATGGTGGATTTGAGTTTGTAGGCATGGAATTAGACCAAGATTATTATAAGGCAGCAACAGCTAGATTTAAGCGCGAGACAGCACAAATAGATTTATTTCAAGCATAACAAGTGCATAAAATGAAAACACATCCATTAGTAAATAATTAAGGTGATATATGACTGAAGATGAAATGTTTAATAAGATTTGGTTCGCCTATCCATCAGATTTATGTAAGAACAAACGAGGAGGTAAGCAACCAGCACTCCAGGCATTTAAGAAACTTAAGCTAAATCAGAAGGACTTTGACACTTTAATGTTAAACATGGCTGCACAGGTCAAGAATGATCGTAATGATAAAGATGCTTATAGATGGCCTTTTGTTTCAACATATTTAAATCAGCGTAGGTTCGATGATACCGTGACTATAGTAGAAAAGCCTGTTTACCAGTCTAAAGAATGTTGTCAAGAAGGTTGCAAAGACCCTGTTCATGGTCAGAGCTTCAAGCATTGCGGCTTACACCTACCAAGAGACAACAGCGACCCTATTTTAATTAAGCTAAGACAGAAGTATAAAGACTTAGGGCTAATCCAGACTAAGGATGAAACTAAGCAAGAGCATTTAGCCAGGTGTAAGAAGGTTTATAAGGATAGTTTAGGCGGTGTATTCTCATGAAGATACTTAACCTATATGCTGGTTTAGGTGGTAATCGTAAGCATTGGAATGGAGATGTAACAGCAGTTGAATACACTCAAGAGATAGCAGATCAATACAAAGAGTTCTATCCTAATGACCAGGTTATAGTTGGTGATGCTCATCAATACCTATTAGATCACTACCAGGAGTATGATTTTATATGGTCAAGTCCTCCTTGTCAGTCACACAGTAGAATGATTAGATCAGGTAGAAATAGAAAGCCAAGATACCCAGATATGAGGCTTTATGAAGAAATATTATTATTAACGCATGACTTCAAGGGCAAATGGGTAGTTGAGAATGTTAAGCCCTACTACAAGCCCCTGATACCTGCAAAACAGGTAGGAAGGCATCTATTTTGGTCAAACTTTGAATTTGAGTGTGAAGAAATCAAGCAGCCAAAGAACTTCATTAATAACACGAATGTAGCAGGCTCTAACGCGCTTAAAGAATGGTTAGGTATGGAATATGATAAGAATATCTATTATGAAGGTAATCATTGCCCAGCTCAGGTATTAAGAAACTGTGTGCATCCTGATATTGGTAAAGCCATAATGGAGCAAGCATGAAGAAGACACCAAGAGCTAAAGCTCTGGACACTCTACAGAAACTAGTCAGAGTTAAAGCAGCAGATGAGAATGGATACTGTGAGTGTGTAACGTGTGGTCAAGTAGATAAATGGCAATCAATGGATGGAGGGCATTACATAGCTAAAGGTCACTCAAGCTACTGGTCATTAGTAGAGGAAAATATACACCCACAATGTAAGGGTTGTAATGGGTTTGGTATGAAGTTCGGCACAGCAGCTAATCAATACACGTTATATATGATTGATACCTATGGTCGTGAGTTTGTAGAAGAAATGCACGAAAAGAAAAGAGAACAGGTAAAGTATTATAAAAAGGACTATGAAGAAATGACTAAACAATGGAAACAACAGATAAAAGAGATATTGGAGAATATATCATGAGCTATCTTAAGAAGATTATAGGTAAAGACATGGAGGCGCAGGTTTATAGATTGGAATGTGGGCATACACGTAAGATGTCTTATTATCATAGAAATAAGGATTACTTAAGGTGTGATGAGTGCATAAGAGAGAACACAAAGAGATCAAAGAAATGAACTACCTTGAAATAGCTGAAAAGGCATTGAACTACTTACAAGAATCAGAGACTGACTATGCAAGACTCAAGTCAGAACACCAGGCACTAAAGGAAGCTATTAAGATTACTGAGTCATCACTTATCCTAACAAGTGAACTTAAGACAGTCTCAATGAAAGAACATGAAACCAAAGCCTCACCAGAATACACAGATATTATCGACAGATGGAAGGAGTGCTTAGAACAATATGAACTAATCAACGCAAAGAGAAAGAGAGCTGAACTAACCATTGAAATGTACCGTTCAGTTAATAGTGCAATGAAACGAGGCAATATCTAATTAAACCCTAATTAAACTATATCTTTAACAATGTACTAAAGTAGTGCTAGAATCAATTAAACAGTGGCATTAAGAGCGTTTAACAGGTGATTAAAGAAAACCCTACCCAATATCCGCGTAAAGATAAAAGAGGCTTAACATGCGTTCTATCAGTCTCTTATCATTACTATAGGTATAACACTACTGCTAAACCTTCTACTAGATACAGTAATAGCTTAACGAATACAGTTATAGTGCATGAACAATCAAAACCCTTTAATGGTCACAATTAGTTTTATGTTTATATTACTCATGTTATTGCTTAACTCTATTGATACTGCCTGTTTAATAGGTTTAATAAATTTTACATAACACCCGTTATGCTCATATGGTAATTATTATCATGTTCCAGATCAATTTGAAGTACCAGGATACCCCCCGCCCCCCTATAACCGTATGGGGATATATTGATTTAGACCCATCTGTACACCAGGGGGGAAAATGGCATCACTAACCAATCCTAATCGTAAGAGTAGAGACCAGTCTAAGAAGGGTGGTAGACCTGCTGGCAGTAAGAACAAAACAACCATGCTTGCTGAAGCTATTAAGGGAGACTTTGAAAAGAGTCTTAAGGCTAATTTTAGAGTGATAATGAATGTTTTAATTGAGAAGGCTAAAGAAGGTGACATGCAAGCCATTAAAATGCTTTTAGATAAAAGTATGCCTAATGCCCAGCATGAACAGGAACGCTCTGTGAAGGATTATGGAATTAATATAACGATTAGTGATATGTCATCTAAAGAGATTGTCATTGAAGGAGAACAAGATGTTTGAGAAACAACACGCGAATAGATTAATTTGTCCTTTCACACCCTGGATAAGCCAGCATGAACGGAGTCGTACATGTATTGCGGATCACTGTATGTTTTGGAAGTGGGACGGAAGGGGGAAGTCAGACGGGGATAAAGATTTAACCCGCAAAGGGAATTGTTCTCTTGCCAAACCTTAATTTCCAGTTACACGAAAAGCAGAAAGAAATCTTTGTCAGTAAGGCGAGATTTAAAGTCATAGCTGCGGGGCGTAGAGCGGGTAAGACCTATTTATCGGTTATCGAGTTATTAATTAAAGCCCTACAGAATGAGAATGAAGCGGGTTTTGATCTTTCTCAAAAAGAAGTCTGGTATGTCGCTCCAACCTTCCAACAAGGAAAGGACGTTTTATGGAATCTCCTTAAAGATGTTGGAAGAGACGTTATTGATTCGACTTATGAGAATGTAGCCACTGCCAAATTAGTTAATGGTCGTTTTATTAAAATTAAAGGTTCAGACAGGCCTGATTCCCTGAGGGGAGTGGGTTTATCACACGTGGTTTGTGATGAATACGCCTTCATGAGGCCTGAAGTGTGGGATATGATCATAAGCCCGACCTTAAGTGAGGTTCAGGGCTCAGCAACGTTTATTGGCACACCCGAGGGAAAGAATCACTTCTATGATCTTTGGACAATGGCAGGCAAAGAGGAATTTAATGATTGGGAGGCCTTTCATTTTAATTCGATGGATAACCCAATGATTCCTGCTGAAGAGATCGAAAAAGCCAGGGAGAGAATGAGCGCCCAGGCCTTCAAGCAAGAGTATGAAGCATCCTTTGAGGCGGCCGGTGGTGGTAGTTTCACTGAAGATATGGTGAAATATGCTGAGAAGGGTGAACACGGCACAATTTATATGGCTGTTGACCCTGCCGGATTTGGTAAAGGCGATGGAATGGTACGATCAGAACTCAAACGACTTGATGAAACAGCAATTGCAATTGTTGATGTCTCACCACGCGGATGGTTTGTACTTGATATCATCAGTGGTCGATGGGATGTACGTGAAACAGCTCTTAGAATCCTTAGAGCCTACCAAACACACCGTCCTAGTGGGGTCGGAATCGAGAAAGGTGCTTTATTTAATGCAATAATGCCTTATTTGGAAGATGAAATGAGGCGTTTAGGTGTTTATTTCACCCCTCAGCCTGTTACCCATGGTGGACAGAAGAAAACCGAACGGATTACCTGGGCATTACAAGGTCGTTTTGAAAAAGGACGGATTACCTTAAAGAAAGATCATTGGAATCGCAAATTCATTGATCAACTGTTAGATTTTCCCAATCCTATGGCACATGATGACCTTTTAGACGCTTTGGCGTATATTGACCAAGTAGCAGTGACGAATTACACCCAATATGATGATGTTACAACTGAATTTGAACCCTTAGACGCGTATATAGGCATATGAGCGACACAAACCCATACACAGGCGACATAGACACAGGAAACACCCGATTAAAAGTGCATGAAGGCGCTTTAAGCGTTGGCAGTCATAATATTGATGTTGCACTAGGCCGAACGTCTAGCACAGCTCTATGGAATAAATTTGGCTATAATGCTGATGTTGATGTTGGTACTGAAGTTATAGCGTCTTGGGG